ACCAAGTTGTTCAACTAAATAATCTTCAACTAAACAAGACCAAGCATACCAATTATCTTTTACACCAGCCGAAAAACTACACCCAGTTATTAGAATTCTAAATGGTTGCATAGAAATTGTTTTGTCTTTCTTGTCTTTCTATTTCTTTAATGTGTTTAATACAATATGTCTCATCTTTTGGAAAGATAGAATAGCTCTCAAATCCTTGTAATTGTTCATGTACTTTACCACTCCAAAATATAGATTGTTTGTTTTGATATAATCTACCTTGTACATCAGGAAAGTTTACCCAACCCAATTCATTTACTTGCCATCCCCATTTTTTAATATGCTCATCGGTTAATCCGTTTACAATATTAATTCTAGGAATAAAAAACATTTCAATATTTGGATTTCCTTCTAATATAAAACCTAAGTTATTTATTAATTTGGTATCTAAAATTTCGTCTGCATCTAACTGAAATATCCAATCTCCTGAACAATTTTGATTAAGATGTTGTTTGTATGTTCCAAAATCTCCATTAAGAGGATATCCAATTAATTTATCAATTTTCTTATCAAATACTAAATCATTAAGATATTCCAATACTTCAACTGTCACCTTTTGGTTATCATATTGAACAATGATTTCATCGGTATCTATTTTGTTTTCTATCAACAAAGGAAGTAAAGTTTGTATTTCCTTAATTTCATCTGCAACCGTAACTGCGTAACTTATTTTCATTTTTATAATATTTCTGTTTCGTTATTGAAGTTTTTAAATCCTAATTTTGTTTTTAATTTAGATACATCAAAATATAATTCTTTAATCATTTTTATATTTTTCTTTTTGTAGGTTCGATATACATCATATTTTTTTAAATCACTATTATTTTTAACTGATTTTTTGTAGAATGTTTTACCACTTCTATCAATTAAAATAGCTTTCCTACCGGTGTCATATCCTAAATCATCATTAAAGGTTTTATCATTATCTTCAATTTCTTTGATTAATTCTTTAGTATATTTTTGGTCTTGAATATCATCGTATAATTTTAAAAATCTGCTCAATGGTAATTCATTTAATTTTATACAATGTATTAATCCTTTTCTAGTGTTTTTTCCTAAAACTAATAATAATGGCGTTCCTGCTGCACTATAAGATTCTGTTTTACCTGTATCTTCGTATTTGTAACCATATAATCTATAAAATGCACCATTCTTTACTTCATTAATAGAGGTTGGTATTTCTTTGTAAAAATATTGCCTATAATGATGTATTTGATTCATATTGGTTTAATGTTGGTAAATTCAATGGTATGAATTGTTTTATTGTTGGAACATATTGAGTTAAAATTGTATCAAACAATTTAGTCATTTGTTCTAAACTAAAATTCTGTTTGTTTTGTTTACCTAATTGAAATGATGCGATTTTATACTTATCGTAGTTCTTATAAATATCTTTTAATTTAGTAATTGCACTACTATAATTTACATAAAACCACTTACTACCTTGTATAATAAATTGATTTTGTGCCGATGGATGAACATCTTTTAATTCACCCTCTAATAATACTGCACCACTCTTTAAGAAATCTAAATGTCCACTCCAATTAGAAGCAATCACCGGCTTACCAGTCAAACTAAATTCTAAAAGAGGTCTACCGAATCCTTCACCATGTGTAAAAGATACCATTGCTTTAACTTTTTGATGTTCGTATAACCCATGCATTTCATCTTCGGTAAACTCACCATGTAATAAATAAATTGGAGGACAACTTGTACCAAACTCTTTAGTAAGTTGTTCAATTCTGCCCGCCATATCCTCTCTATCTCTAACACTAAATCCTGCGGATGATGTTTTTAATACTAATGCCGGAGCATTCTTTTGTCCACCAAATGCGTGACAAAATGTTTTAATCGTCATACCAACATCTTTTCTATCATGTCCTAATTCACCTTGTAACCAGTGACCTGTAAATAGAAATACAAAATCTTCTTTAATTTGATCTAATTCGGTAATAGTTGGAACATCACTCGCACCAAATGTATCGTTATTAAATCCTTCAAAAAGAACTTCGATTGGTTTTACAATTTTAAATGTATTAATAACTTGTTGTGTTACATTATGTTTTTCTACATAAGCAGTATTTACTAAAACATCTTTAGAAAATTGAGATGGAACAATTATTAAATCCATTCTATTACAACCATGTATCCAATCAATAGGTGCTACTGTCGTTTCTATTCCCGCTGTGATACCGATATTATATGTACCCTTAGCTTCAAATTCGTTTGGTACTGAAATTTGAATAAACACATCTGGCTTTCTTTCAATTGGTAATCCTATTCTATCTAATATTTGTTTATCACTTTCGTTATTAGGATTTAATGCATTCATAGGTGTATTTCCCCAACGTAATGATACAATTCTAATATCGTACTTATCTAAACTTATTAAACTTCTAACTAAATCTCTACTATGGTCTCCGTAACCACTTCTTGTTGCTACCGGTCCTTGTACTACTAATAAAGGTTTTGTAATTTCTGCCATAACTTATTTTATTTTGAATAATTCGTATTTTTTTCTAGGTTTCCAATTAGTTAATGCTGTATCCATTCCATTGATTAAAGTTTGGCACATATTTTGTACACTCAATCCACCAACTCCTAATGCGAAATCTCTACCTAATAAACCTTTTTTTTTTCTTTCATCTCTACTCATATCATACCACTCTTTAATCTTATCGGCTACTTCTACAAAGTCGATATGATCTTCAAAAATATATGGTGTAGGTACTGAACCTGTAAATGAACGAGATGTTGACCAAACTGGTTTAACCCAATCACCCCACTTTAAAGTATCTTTCCATAATCTCCAATCATGTAATGAACCCCATTTAACATAATCAGATGGTCTTGTATAATCCCAATTTCCACCAACTTCATCATTAGAGAATAAGAATCCACATTGGTCTTGCATACCACCTGTCACATTTACGATAATAGGTGTTCCTGCCATAATACTTTCTGCTGTTGCTAAACCAAATCCTTCATTAGATGCTAAGTTAATTGTAACGTCTGCAATATTATAAAGGTAATTTAATTCGGTTTCACTCCATCTAGCATTATCAAATATAACATTAATTTCAGGTGCATTATCTGCAATTACTTTAGGTAAGTCCGTTCCATTTTCATCTACCGGTTGAGTGTGCATTAACAATACTGTCTTTGCTGCTTGTTCCGGTGTAAGTTTTGCTACAAACTCTTTGAATGCATAGATAACTTCAATTGGTTGTTTTCTCCTGATGTTTCGATTACTCCAATATAATACGAAATCATATGTTTTATCACCGAATATTTTTTGTTTGAAATCTTGAGGTACATCAACAACTTTATAATCTTCTGGATTAATACCATGTGGTACATAACTTACTTGCCAAGATTCAGGTTGTTTCCATCTATCTTTGGTAGTTAAACTCCAAACTCTATTTGTAATACCAAATGTTTGTTTAGAAATACAACCAATCCAATCACAACTTTCGTAGTAATCTCTATTATATTTTGGGTCTGGCAAATCATCCCAAATGTGATAAAAGAAAATAGGTGTGTGTTGTCTAATTTCATGCTCAATATCATACAACCAAATCCAATATCTTGGGTCGGTAAAGTGTAAAATAGCATCAGGTTTTTCTAACTCTAAAATTTGTCTTAATTTTTCTGCTGTACCATATCCTGATGATGGATAAATCTTTAAATATGCATCTGCTATTCCCGTTTTACCACGAACATCATCACATAAATCTAAAATCTTACCTTCTTCTGGATGTTGTACTGCTGCACCTAATTGTACCCAATCATAATGTTGTAGTGAACCCATTACTAATTGCTTACTCATATTAGCAATACCACTACTCATTCTTAAATCATCTGCTAATAACAGGATTTTCTTTTTTGCCATAACTTGTTTTGATTATTAAAATTGTGAACCACTTTGTTGTAACTCTGTATATTTTGTAATTGTTGTTCTATATTCATCATTTGTCATATAGAGGTCAATACTTCTATTAACTAATTTTTGTAATGTAACCCCATCAGTTATTGTAAAAACTTTAAAGGATTTATACAAATCCGTTAGAATTTTTACCGATGTCAATTGTGTTTTGTCTGCCATAACTTATTTTGTTTGTTTTAATTATATACATATATATAAGATTATTTAAAAAACGAACACAATTTTTTATCTTTAAATTCACAAAATCTACAATTTTTATTCTTTTCACCTGGATTAGGTTCATAGTTTGCATTCATATTATACGAACCATCCTCATTGAATACTGAATGAATAAACTCCATAAAATCTTTATACCCTCTCTTAGTTGTGTTTGTTCCATGTGCCGGTACAAATACTGAAATATGTGGAATTGGATATTCGAAATCTTTACTTACTTTTCTTTTGATAATATGATATTCTACTTTAATTTTTTCTATATCAATCTTATATTGTTCTGCTAAGAAATATTTGTATAACAATAACTGATTAAGTTTTGTTTTATCTTTCTTCATATCCTTAGTCCAACCTCTACCACTTGTTTTAAAGTCGATGATATAATATTCACCACTATCTTTGTGTTTTAAGAGAACGTCAATGAAACCCATAAAGTTGATATTATCTTTAACTTTAAGATTTAACGTTTTTTCTACACCCACTAGCTCCCAACCTTTCTTTGAGAATAATCTATCACTATGCTTTTCAAACCATAGTAAAATCTCAATACCGTCCCCATAGAACTCCTCTAATTCTTTTTTGGTACAAACTATCGTTCCTTCGGGTGCCTTCTCTTGTTCCTTAGTAAAATTCGTTCTAAGGGATTCTAATAACATACCCTTAAGGTCTAACATATTTGCTTGCTTCTTACTTACTCCGTAAAAGACAGTAAGGTAGTGTTGTAGGACTTCATGCATTGAAGTTCCAAACACGGTGTTAATGTTTGATGTTGAAGTTCCTAATTTATCAATATAGTTTAATTTATATTGATGTGGACAATTAGCCCAAATTGTGTATTGTGAGTATGATACTTTTGCCATATAGTCAAATATACGACAATTTCCTCAATTTACCAAAAAATAGTGAGAATATCAGTTACATATTATAAAAAACTATAATATGACCCTACTACCTATTAAGAAATTTTGTAATATGGGAGTACCAGGTTGTGTTGAGCCACTCATCTTATAATTGAAAGAAAATCCAAACCTTTTACTTATTTTATAGTCGAAAGATGCACCTGTCAAAAATCCCATATGTCTATTAACCATTGTTGCTCCCGTCACACTATTCCAACCTATCGGTGCAAACATAGTAAATATTTGTGGTGATATTGTTAATTTTGGGCTATACTGATATGGTTTAGTCCAAAATACTACTGTCGATGTATTCATACTATAACCAAAACCACCATGTCCATTTGGTAAAAATAAATTAATTAAACCAACATTATATCCATAAGTTCCATGTACGATATCTGGTTTAATCCATGTATATCCTAATAAGTTCATATATGTTCCATTCAAATATGCAAATGCAGTTGAATAAGAATTAATTGCGTTTAGTTGTCCGTTTTCGAAATCCATTTTTGTATATCCACCACCTAATACAAATTGTTTAAGATTTGAATATATCATTGATGTTCCACTCCAACTTTCATCACCCGCCATAGATGATTGAGATATACCGACAGTTATTGCTGCAGAATATTTACCATCTGCTCCTTGTGCTGTTGTTAAGTCAGATGCTAACAATAATGGATTTAATGCTCTTTGTTGTTCTTTCTTTTTTTTCTCCTCTTCTTTTTTCTTTTCTTCTTCTTTCTTTTTTTCCTCCTTCTTTTGGTCATCTTTCTTTTCATCTGATTTTTTACTTTCAGATTTACTTTCGGATTTTGAATCACTTTTACTATCTGATTTAGTTTCTGCCGGTTTGTCAGAAGATTTACTATCCGAAGATGCTGCCGGTTTACTATCTGATGAAGAACTACTACTTGATGAAGATGAACTCGAAGATGATGAACTACTACTTGCCGGTGGTGGTGTATCTCCCCCACTACTTGTAGAACTACTACTTGCAGGAGGTGGTGTATCAGTTCCTCCACTTGTAGAACTGCTACTTGCCGGAGGTGGAGTTGATGCCGGCGGTGGAGGTGCTGCGGCAGTTGCTGCTGAACTACTTGCTGCCGAACTTGCACTACTACTTGCGGCAGATGATGCTGAACTACTTGCTGCCGAACTTGCAGCTGCTGATGCGGCTGAACTTGCTGCTGAACTTGCAGCTTGTGCTGCGGCATTTGTTGCGGCTTGTGTTACGACAGTAGTTACGACTGTATTAACAGGACAAGCCATTGATTGATATGTTGCGTATGTAGTTTGTAACCATGCTTGCAACAATCCCAACTGAACTTGTTGTGGTGTGAATGTTTGTATTTGATTGTAAAATGAAACTACTGCGTTTCCGTTTACATATGTTGTGGTTGCTTTAACAGTCTGACCTGTACACTTATCTATAAAAGTTTGGGTATAGGTTTGTCCTATCGCTTTATTTGCGAATAAGAATGTAACAATTATGAATAAACTTGCTAACCATTTTTTCATTTATATTAGTGTCTGCCTCTAAATCCACCTCTAAATCCACCTCTAAATCCACCACCAATTCTAATAGGAACTACTACACTTGGTGCCCAATATGGATATAAAATTCCATTATAATAATAAGGTGTGTTTACATATACTTGAGTTGATACAGGAGTACCATCTGCATATGTTCTAGTTACAATTTTAACTTCTTTACCAGTACTGTCTTTTGTGATTGTTTCTGTAACACTATAAGGTCTTTCCGCTTGATAAGGTGCTACACAACCTACCATAAATACTACTGCTAATAATCCTAATACTTTTTTCATTTCTTTTCCTTTTTATTTTGAACAATCATTTCTATTTTATCATCATCTTCCTTTGTTATTGCACATTCTGCACAACAACCACCAGTTCCATGTGGTATATTAGGTGAGCCACTAAACATACTCATTATACCAGCTAAGAACAATCCTATGGTTTTAAATGGTTTCATATTAACAACCACACATTTTTAAAAATTCATCTTTATCAAAAATAACATGTTCTGCATTAAATTTATTAATCATATTATCTGCTATTTCTTTTCTATTTTCTTTATCCTTTACCATCAAAAGAAGCTCCGCTACACCGGTAACCATATCTCTATCGTTCTCATGTTCATCATATTCTTCTTTTATCAGGTCTTTAAGTTTTATCATATTATCTCCTATAATAGTGATGGTGAAATCCATGATGATGTCTTGGATTGATTGTAATACATGAACTTAATAATCCTACCACTAAAACAAAGGTAGATAATTTTTTCAATATATCCAAATTATTTTTAACTAATTCTGTTTTTTTAACACCAGAACGTCTACTTCTCATTGGTCTTTTTTTCTTTGCTGCTGTTCCCATAATTATTTAGTGAATACACCTTTTTTAACCATTTTATTTAATATATTTGCACATGCTATATCTAATGCTTTTTTAGTTGCAATTGAAATAGTAGATTGATTGAATTTTACAGGGTCAACTGTCGCATCTGAAAGGAAAGTTAATTCTCTTGTAGTTTTAGCTTCTCCCAATCCACTTGCTGCAATGATTGTTCCATTCTCCGCATCTGTAAATCTAACTTGTAAACCTATTCTTGTTACCATTAAATTTTTAACACCATTCTTTAAGTTTACTTCTTCATCTTCCGATACTGAATAATCATAACATTCAATTTCAACAAAATAATGTGCTAATCTAATTTTACCCCTACCATCCAACTTATCTTGCGAAATACCTGCCTGCGAAGCTTGAAACTGCTTAACCATACGATTTTTAATTTCAGTTTTGTCTTCTGTAAATGTAAATCGATTAAGATTATCAAGATACTCCAGTGTAATATTAGCCACACCCAAACCGACACGTTTTTCTTTAAGTTCGGGATATTGTTCGTACATTTCATCACTTATTCCACATTTTAATAATTGAATTGGGATTTGAGGTCCATCATAATTCATAAATTGTGAGATATCACTTTTTGTTTCAAACGATGCCTTAAACTGTTCTGTTTTTGTGGAACCAATTGTTTGACTATTTGCAACAAGACTTACTAAAAATACGCTTAATAATATAAATAATTTTTTCATACATTAATTTTGGTTATGATGAATAATATGATTTAAAATATCAATTGCGATATGTAAACCTTTAACTTCACCTTTTTTTAAATTTCTATATTTTGCAACTTCAAATTCATCAATAAAACCACTATTAAGTGCTTCTTCTAAACCATGTAATTCTTCGTTGTTTGCTTTTTCTGCTAATTCTACTAAATGTAAAATAGCTAATTCAATCTCCTGTTCGTTGATTGTGTTTTCGTTTTCGTTCTGTAAAATTGAGTTCTTTGCCATAATGTTAACTTTTATATAAATATACATTATTTTCTTTATCTACTAAAATTGCTGATAGGTTTTCTACCCAATCACCACTATTAACATATCTTTTACCATTTATCATTCTATCCTCTGGTTGATGAATATGTCCACACATTACTCCATCACATCCTTTTTTAGTTGCCATAGATAATGCAGTTGTTTCAAAATCATTTATATAATTAGTTGCAGCTTTAACACCACCTTTTATTTTTTGTGATATGGATTGATATGGTAAATTTCTCCATTTTCTATAATGATTATACCAACGATTAAGTGTAAGTGCAAAATCATATCCTATTGAACCTATTTTTGCCAACCATTTATACTTTGTTATAAAAACATCAATAACATCTCCATGGAAAATATAGTAACTCTCCATAGAATTATGTAAGTTAAGAACATAATCTTCTCTAATTTCCACTCCACCAAAATGGTTTCCCATAAATTCATGTAAGAACTCATCATGATTTCCTCTTATCCAAATAATTTGTGTTTTGTTTGAAAGCTTTAGTAGTTTAGATATAACTTTAGTATGTTGTTTTTTCCATTTAGCTCCTCTATTGATTGCCCATCCATCTATAATATCTCCATTAAGAATAAGGAGATCAGTTGGATGTTTTTCAATAAAATCTAAAAATTCTTCTGCTTTACTATCTTTTGTTCCTAAATGTAAATCCGATACGATTACTGCCTGATATTTCATGTCCAATAGTTGTGATGTTGTTTAAAGAAATTTGTGTTGTTTCGATTGATATAGCATTTTATACTGATTAAAAACATATAGAAAAATCCTTTATTTTTAAATCTTCTTGCCGATGTCCATACTCCTTTGGTATTATGTATTTTCATTACATCTGCTTTTTGTGATACCCAATAATCTTCTGCAAATAAATGTGTTTCATCATACCCACCGGTTTTCCAATATGCTTCAGTTTTCCATAATTGAAATCCACCTATGGCAAATGGTGTTCCTAACCAATTACTCATTTTTTGTTGAATATCAAATAAACGAAATATCCAATTAAACCCTTCTTCTGTTTGAAATGGAACTGTCACCAAATCTGTATTATATGCTAAACATTCACCTAATACAAATCTATTTTGCAACATTATATCAGCATCTAAAAAAAGAATATAAGGTGTAGTTACTAATTTACTACCGTTTAAACGTGCTTTAGCTGGAAATCCACCTTCGATAATTTCAATATTTAAACAATACTTAAAATCTCTTTTAACATAATATAAAAAATCTAAGCTATCACCTTCATCGGAAGTATCTGCAATAATAACTCTAGTTCCTGCGAACCCCACTTGCTTTGCAATAAATCCAATACACTCATATATGTTATCCTTTTCGTTTTTACACGGTATTACTATTGTTAATAAGTTATTCATAGGTATAAATAAAAAACCCCCACTAATTGTGAGGGTTTCTAATGTTAATTAATTATTAACCTAATTCTTCAGTTGGTGCTGCCGGTGTTGTTGGTTCATCTGCAGGTGCCTTCTTACTGAATTTGTCTAAACTATCAGCACCCATACCGATTGCAGTTATAACCATTACAGCATCAACTAGCTTATCAGATGGAGCGATATCTTTAGCAGAATAGCTATTCGCAATCATAGTGATACATAAAAATAATGCACCAAAAAATGCGATAACTGGTTTTACTGAAATTGCACCTCTTTCATCTTTGAAAAGGTCAATTACCCATTCTTTAAAAGTCATCTTGTTACTCCTTTATTGTTTGTTATTGAATACTACCATTGAGCAGGCTTCTCTTTGAACTCATCACCTTCTTTCTTTTTAGGTTTTGGTTGTTCTGATTTTTCTGCTTTTTTTACATCTTTGTCAGCCGGTCCTTTTTCTTTAATAATAACAGTCTTACCTGCCGCTGCTTGTTGTTGTGCTGGTATGTTGATGTTAATACTTTGTGGTTGAACTTGTTTGTTTTCCCCTTCTTTTGGTTTTTGTAAGTATGTCATTAAAAATGCACCACCTGCCGTTACCAATGTTCCGACAGTTCCTATAATAGTTTTTTTCAAACCACTCATAGTTCCATCATTGTGTTTTTCGTTTTTAGCCATTGCCTCATCCGGCGTTTGCTCTTTTTTTGCCTTTGCCATAAATTATTATATTTTGTTAAAATCTGTTATTGCCAATAAATTACCTTTACTATCATATACTGCCAATCTATAAGCTGCTGTTGGTAATGCTGCTGCATAAACCGTCAATATATTATCTCCACTTATTACATCGGAAGTTGATTTAGATACTACTCTATTTGCAATATCTAATATTTTTACAGTCACAGTCTGTGCTGCATCACTTTTAACATTCATTTTAACATCAGTTGTTACGAATGTTGTTTGTAATGCTACACCTACCGAAGATGTAATTGTTAATGGATTTTGTGCAGGATTAGATACTACTGAATCGATTGATTTTCTACAACTCAATGCGATTAAAGATACTAAAAATCCTAATCCTAATATTTTATCTATTCTTCTCATTTTAATTTATTATTATTGTTGTTTTACTTATTTTATTTTTTGTAACATCTTCCAATAACAGATATAAATATTTACTTTCTATTCCTTTAGTGTATATTTTCTTTTTATTTATTCCAATTTGTCCATTAAATCTTTCTCTTGTCACAACTTGGTTGGTAATTGTATCGGTCAAACTTAATGTATACACCCCATCTTTAGTTAAATTGAATTGTATTTCCTGTCCATTTGTAATACTATTTTGTGCATTATCAAATACATTATTAGTTTTTACTTGTACCGGTGCTACTAATACTTTTTGACAAGATATTATAAAAATGATACAACAAGCTATTATAATTTTAATCCATTTCATTAGTTTACCACCACTTTTAATTGTCTTCCATTTTGATTAACTGCATCCGTTGCACCTATTGATATTAACCCCAATATATTATCTAACTTTGTATTAGCTAAAAATGATAGTGTGTATTGTGTTGTATTATCCAAAGTACCACCATTTGTAAGTAATGAACCTACACTAATATAAGTACCCTTATCAGTTGCGTAATTAGTAGGTGAACCTTTTGTAGTGAACTTTACTCCATTAAACTTTAACAAAGAATTATCATAGTTTAATTGGAATTGTGTACCAACTAAAGATTGTGTCAATGGATCTATGGTAATATATGCGTAAATACTATCACCCACCATTTCAGTTAAGATAGATGCATTGATTTGATTGGTAATACTCGTTGATTTTAATGCCATTGTTGTATAACTATTCGATATAGGTGTTGTTGAATGTGATAAGTTTACATCACCTTTCCATGCTACTGCCAAATTTAATGTATCGGTTGATTTACCTGTGTTTATATCAAATGTATATGAACTACCCAATGGTAATGTAAATCCATTCCAATTAGATTTACCAATCATATCGTATGTTGATTGTGGTATAATTCTTAATGTTTTATTTAAATTGAATGTATCTACTAATGGTTTTGCACCTGTCAAATTTTGTAATAATAAAAAACAATCTGTTTCATTGAATATACCATCATTATTAATATCCGCATTTTGATATTGAATACCATATGTAAATTCATTTCCACTTTGATTACCAAATAAACCAACATTTGCTACTTCTTTAAATGCCAAATACACATCCGAAACCGTTACAATGCTATTATATAATGTTGTTAAATTGTTTGTAGTTGATACCGATATTGTTTGTGGTTTGTAGATTTGATTTGCTGTAAATCCTACATTACAAGAGAATGCATAATTACTATATCCTGCATTTCTTATATTTGAATTATATGTTGAACTACCATCTGTTACTTTTGGTAGTGTTGATGGAATAGTATAATGTGCCCAATAGATATCACTACTTTGATATGTTACCGGTCCATTATATACATCCAATATTGAAACACTATTAACTGTCGATGGTGTTGTGTTGCCAAATTCTCTTAAATCTATATAAAGAGTTGTTGTTCCATTAGATATATTCACATAACTCCATTCGGTTTGTCCGGCGGTAATTCCTGCTTTATATCCATTTACAATTTTATTACTATCTAATTGATTTGTAATATCAACCGTACCTGTTGAACTCAATGTATTTCCTACTGAAAATTTAGTTGCATCTATATTTGTATTGAAATTAAAATCAACCAATCCCTTTTTAGTTGGTGATGCAGGTGGAGTTGAATATACTTCATCTCCTTGAGTTGTGTATGTTGTTTGTGAAGGTCTTTTCCAAACTAAATACATACCCCATCCACCACCCCAGTTTTCAAATCTTGCCATAAAGGTATAAGATTGACCTGCGACTAAATTTACCGAACCATATCTATAACCACCAAATCCATGTGGTCCATAATAAGATATTACAACATTTCCATTCAAAGAAAAATCTACACCATCATCTCCATCAATACCAAATATGTATGTTCCCGTTTCTTTTGGGACAAAATATCCAGTTATTTTAATACCAGTATAATTGGCCCCATTGGGAAGTCCAGAAGGTTGCCAACTACCATTGAAATATAATGTTTTTGCTGCTGTTGATGTTCCACTTGCATAAATCGTTGCACCCTTTGTAACATCAAACATATTAACAAAATCATTTGCATTATTAGCATATTGGCCTGCTCCATTACTAATAATATTATAGACCGTATAATTCAAATAACCCACTCCTTGAGAGTAGGTTATTATTGAACTAATTAATAAAAATAATATAAGAAGTAGTTTCTTCATTACTCAATATTCAGGTTAATTTTATTACCACTTGCATCAACTGCATCGGCTAGTACAAAGAAAAATAAACCTGCTGTATTTGATAAAGGAACTTTTGGTGTAAATGTTAATGTATACGGAGTTCCTGTTTTAATTCTAGCAGTTTTAATTTGGTCAATTGAACCAAATGTTAATCTTCCGTTATTGTGAGTTGAGAAGTTTGTTATCGTGCTTCCTGCATCAAATGTTACATTATCTAAACTCAATTTAGTAGAATCATAATTCATAATAACTTGTAAACCTGCTAAGTTTTGTTTTGTTAAATTTGCAGTTAAGATTACTTTACCATTTACAATTGATGAATTGATGTTTAAGTTTGCGGTATCTAATGGAGCTGGTTCGTATGCCAATGTTGCATTAGATGCTATTGCAAATGATTTAATTGTAGCGGAAGCTGTTGGTATTACTTTATCAGAATTTGTATAAACACCATTATTAATACTTACATTAATTTGTGCCGGTGATGGAGATTCATTAAATGCCATATCACCACCCCATGCATATACTGCGTTGACTGTTTGATTTGGTGAAGTTACATAAATTCTATAAGTAGGTGTGCCATCTAACCAACTTTGATTTAATAATCCACTATGCCATGCTATATTTGTTGCAGTTGATGTCGGGATATTTGCTACTGAACTCATATCTTGCCCCATTACATATGCAAATAAATAATAAGGGTCTTTTTCAGTAAATGCAGTATCACCTTTACCAACCATACCAATCATTTTTTCCAATTTAGGATATGTCCAATATGTTTGTGCACCGGTAATATCGGTTTGTGAAATGCCTAAGAATGCTTTATATGCATCTGCAACAGTCACAATATTATCCATAAATGTTTTTTGATAAGCTGGAGTAATAAATACACCAACACTATCACCCACTTTAATACCAGATGTGAATGTTACCATACCACTTGCATCCAATGAACCTACTTTAATTGGTTGTTGAGTCCAATCAATACTACCATCTGCTTTAACATGCATCAATTGAACATTGTGTTGATTAATATTTGTATATGTTGATGGATATAATACTTTAATAGTAAATGCCGATGTTGCTCCTGTGACAGTTCCTAATGAAAGTGTAGATTGTGTTGTTGTTACACTTGATATGTTTGCTCCAGTTGCACTATCCAACGCATATGCTAAATCCAATTTGTGAACATTTGAATAAGAAGCGATATCTTTTAATACAAATTTTTGAGTTGCTAATGTTCCTGTAATTGCTTTATCCGTTCTTTGAACTGTCAATTGTCCAACATTGTTTCCAGTTGTTGATACATAATTCCAAGGAGTATGTCCATATTGTCCATACAAATCAGTTGTTGCTGAATTTGCGTTTGGATTGAATATATAATTTGTCCACTCATAAAAATATGTTTGAGTAGAGTTACCTTGTCCAAATGTCGTGCTGTTAGATACCATACTCATTGCTGTTGAATTGTATTGGTATCTCAACCACACATATCTTGCTCTGGATACACCACTCACATTATAAGTTACCGTAATGGTATCACCAACTTTCAAATTAGTTGATGGTGAGTATGATTGGTTAATTACTAATTGACTAAATGATGATATAGATATTAATAAAAATACCCCTACCAATCCTAATAATTTTTTCATTTATTTCTCCGATAGTTTTGTGATTAGCTTGTCACAACCTTTTTTAAGTGCATTACTTAAACTTGTTTGATTGAAACTACCACCTTCGTCAACTATCAATGTGCTCATTGAAATTTCAGATGAGGACTCTTCTACTATAACTACCTTATCCTTTTTACCTTGAGATTTTAATACACCTCTCAAACGGATAACAACTTCCGCTTCACCACTATGTAAAACGGAAATATTTTTCTTTGTATTTAAAACATCTAAAAAGATGATTTGAACTGATAATTTGTTTGGTGCATTTGGAGATAAATTATATCCCTTATCTTGTAAATATTCTTCTAAAATATTCTTAACACCAAATTCTAATTTTCTATTACCAGCTAACTTACCTATTTTAACTTCGTTAGTTACACTTTCTACCCAAATTTGTTCATCTGCATTATACCAAATGTTACCTGGACTATTTTTGAATGTTCCATCAAATTTCCAGCTAAATTGATTTGCTAATGATTGTTCTTGGCCTTCCCCACCAAAAAAATGCAAACCAACTGCATATAATGAAAAACATAGTGCAAATATAACCCATGCACCAAATAAACTAAGGATACCTATTTCAAAATAGTGTTTCCAATCAATTTTTAATAACTTTGCTTTCATATGTTAACTCCTTTTACCTATATAAGTATAAAGGAACATATGATTATTATCAGATTTTTAATTTTAAGGATGTTATCAATTTCTTTTCGATACCATATTTGTTGCAAATATTAAGAATTTGTTCTCTACCATTTTTAGTTGAATATAAAATTTCCAAATAATCATTTGCTTCTTTTGTTGAACATTTATATTCTTTAACAATTAAATCAACTATCCAATCTTCGTAATCATTTGCTTTTCTACCTTTAATATATTTTAAATAATATTTTTTAGGTGGAATCATATCAATAAAAAAACGATAAAAATATTCATTAGGTAAAGATTGAATATATGGCTGAACATCTGCTATCCATTCTATCCAATCTGGGTTCATTGATAGATACCTCTGAATAATAAAATTGCCAAACGTTTTTTTATCATCATCAGAAATATTTTTCCAATAATTTGGGTCTTGATATTCAGTTACAGCTGAGATATGGTCAAATAAACCCAATCTCTTTGCTGTAACTTCTTTTATTTCTTTTTTAGTTTTCGCCATTATCTGGTCTTAATTCTTTTGGTAATAAATCTTCTAATACTTCACCACAATCAATACATAAATAAATTTCTACTGGAATAACTTGTTCCTTTCCACTTGCACTTGCTAATGCACTTTCTTTTCTAAAATGTAATCCAGGTGAAAAGAATTGTCCTCCACATTTACATTCAATTGCGGTTGTTTTACTTAAATCTGCTGGTGCTTGTTGTGATTGCCCTAACTTGCTTAAATCCATTGGTTGCATAATATATGTTTTATCTAATTACTAATAATAAGTCCATTTCTCTACACATAAAGTAGTCCTTATCTCCTAACTTAATCTTTTGTACTGCCATTTCACTTGTTGGTAATAATACTTTATCACCTACCTTTACTGTCATAGGAACTTTAACACCACCCTGTGTATAAACCCCGTCACCCGTTGCTACTACTTTTGCAATTTTGTTATCACCTGTTTTTACTGAATCTGGGATAATAATACCACCAATTGTTTTTTCAGTAACTTCAATCTCTAATAATAATCTATCTCCAATTGGTTTTGCTAATTGAAACTCTTTATTCATATTCTTTATTTTATAATGTTAATAATTGCTATAATTGTTGCCATAAAACATATTTCTTTATCTATAACCAATGCATCTCTAAATTGTCCTTGTGATAATTCTAAGATTACATTTGCTGTATTTCCATTTGCATAATCATCTAATCTTTCATATAATGCTGAATAAAGTTCTGCAAAATCATTTACTTTATTGTCCCCCACCAATTGTCTAATTTGTCCATATGCATTTCGTTTTTCATCACCACTTGCCAAAATATCTACAATTTTATTTTTGAAATCTGCTTGCAATATAGTTTGTCTATCTACCTTTAATTCACCTTTAGATGATTGTAATTGGCAGGTATTCATAATTCTTCTAATATCTGGATAAAAACTACTAATAATATCTGCTACATCTTTTATGTCATACTTAATACCCTCTTTTGTTAGGATATCAGTTACATGTACAGCCACTTCTTTTTTAGAAGGTGGATTTACTGCAAAAGTTTGACAACGGGATAAAATTGGTTCGATAATTTTTTCATGGTAGTTACAAGTTAGAATAAATCTAGTATGTCTACTGAATGTTTCCATTAAGTTACGAAGGATTGCCTGTGCGTTTGGTGTCATATAATCAAACTCATCTAATATAATGATTTTGAATCCTTTGAAACCTGCACCACTTGCAAAATTCTTTACTTTATTTCGTACTGTCTCAACATTGTTTTCATCTGATGCATTTATTACCATATAATCACATTCAATTGTGTTTGCTATGATTTTTGCCAATGTTGTTTTACCTGTACCTGCTTTACCATAAAGAAGTAAGTGTGGAACATCATTATTATCTAAATAAGATTGTACTTTTTCTTTAAGTAAATCGTTTCCTATATAATCTTTTAATGTTTGTGGTCTATATTTTTCTACCCACAATGTATTTTCTTGTTTTGTTGATTTGTCTTGTTCAAAGAAACTCATAATTTATATTTTATTGTTTATTATATCCTCTAAGATAGTATTATTTTCTATATATTCCAAACATTTAGCTCTATTTTTCTGTGCTACTATTTTACATTTATCTAACATTAATTGATATTCATTTTCATCCATATCTGCAATTCTTAATACAATATCTTTAAGTTTTTTGATTATAAATCTTTCCTCACTCCATAAATCAGTATAATTTATATTCAATTCATTTTCATATGTTTCAAATCCCATATGTTGTAAAAAATCATATGTAACTTTATCACATATAATAAATGGCTTTTCAACTAGTAAATCATCTATTGTTTTTTCGGTAATATTACAAAATCTTTTTTCATTGTTAAGATAATGTTCATTTATATTTGACTCAAATAATATTTGAATATCAGATGAAATTGTTACATCATTTAATTTTTCAGAACTGCTATGTTGTTGATTTCCTATAATCAATGGATGTGTATTTGCTACTGAATTTCCTAATCTTTTTAGGGTTTCAAATTCAAATTCATATGTTCTTAGTCTATCCTGATCATTATGTTCTGTTGCAAATGTATATAGATAATTCATTCTATTTACATAATAATCGCTTAATCTAAGATAAATTTTAGGATGTTCATAGTTTAATAATGAACGAAATAATTCAATTCTTTCATCTTTATCTGCAAAATTTCGTATACATAAATCTAATCTATATTCTTTTTTTAACTTTTTAAATAAATCATTATGATGGAAATGTGAAAATATGATTTTATTTGCCATAAATGCTCTAAGAATATATCCAAAATCAAATTTTTTGTTTGATTCTTCAATTCTAAGTGTAGTAAAAAAAATACAATTAGATTTATCTCTTATATGCGGATAACCATCAAATATGTTATATGGTTCTAAATTAGCAGTATCAAATATATAAAACTTAAAATCATTTCCTTTATTTGCAATTCTATTATGTACTTTATTTAAAGAATTTGCAATTATATGTACCCCCGGATTATCAAAGTATTTATAATCTGGATCATATGTGATTCCTAAATTTTTAAAAAAATTGTTTTTAAATTCTTCTAAATTAGAGCGTAATTGGTGACCTATTTCATGTGATGGCTCTAAAACTAAAATTTTAGAATAGTCATCCCAGTATTGTGTATTATAGAATAATGCTCTATATACATGCCCATGTAAATCATCATGTAAATAAATCATATTATTTTCCAGTTGAACCGAATCCACCTTCACCTCTTTCGGTAGTTGTTAATTCGTTTACTTCAATAAATTCTACGTTTGGATAAGGTACGATAATCATTTGAAATATTTTATCACCAACATTATATTTGTCAGAACCTTCTCCTTGTATTTTTCTAAATGTAGCTTGTAATTCACCTCTATATCCACTATCAATTACACCAACTGAATTACTTAAACTCAATTCTGTATTTCTGATAGATGAACGTGGATATACTAATCCTACATAATTCTCTGGTATTTCTACTGCAATATCCGTTCCGTATGTGATTGAATAATACGTTTCATTTATTATTTTAGTTGCTACAAAATCTAACCCAGCATCACCTGCTTTTGCGTATTTTGGAATAACTGCATTCTCACTTAATTTCTTAATATTAACTTTCAAATCGTAATTAAACATTCCGAATTTCATTGTATTATGGTTTATAAAATATAAAAATTGGTTCGTATTTGTATGAAGTTCCATCTAATTTCATAGAGTTCTTCACACCACTTAAATCTACACCTGTCATTGGACTCATTGTCATTCTCAATTTACCTTTGTATTCCATTCCTAACTCTGTAAGAATATCAATACTATCTTGTTCTAAAGTAAACCACTTATCTTTACCCACTTTAATATCTGCAATGTTCCAACAAATGTATCTATCATTTTTAAGATATTCAAATGCAGTTGTAAGTGTAGGTCTTAAGAAACCATCTCTCCAACTTTCATACGAATTGAATTTCTTAAATGATTGTGTATCATCATCTGAATATCTTTCTCTATCAAAGTATGGTGGAGAAGTAAATACAAAATCTAATTGTCCTTTATACTTTTGAAATCTAGGATCTTCTGCTATTATTTCTGAACCAGTTGTAAAGATTTCATATGTATTCTGATGTCCCCAAAATGGATTTGCAACACCAGGTACTTGTGTATTAAAGAACTCAGCTAAGTATTCATAACGAGTCTTTCCTATTTCAGGTATTTGGTTTTCAGTATTAGGGTCATTTCCAATGTAGTGAATATTTCTATCACCTACACTTAATGCTCCTAATATTCTACCACCCCACCCACTTGAAGGGTCATAGATATTGATTTTATCCTGCCCTTTAATGTGCTGAGTAAATCTTTCGTATAGATACTTTGCTGTTAATGGTGGGAAGTTTACGGCTGGTTGAGAACCCATACCAATTCGGAATGCGGCTGTTGCTTCAGGAAATATTCTCTGACCCAATGGGTACACCCTGATTTGAATTGGTTGTTTAGGTAAATCAACTAAATTATCAATGTTCTCACCCCAATCTGCTGTTTTTAGGGATGCGATATGTTTATATTCTAACACACCACTTTTGTATAATTCTCTTACTTCATCTGCTGAAATTGGTAAACTTGGTATTCTACTATCTGCTTGTGATAATGCAAATCCTAATCCCTCTGCTTTATCACCACTTTGCCATTTCTCAATCCACTCCTTACCTGTTGTTAAGTGTGAATTATGAAACTCTGGATTATCTTTATGTAGAGTTTTAGAGAAACGATACATACCATCTTGTCTTGTCAATCTTCTCATTTGTTTTGTGAATAACTCTAAATAGTCATCCGATGCAAATATTTCGTAGATAGATGGTTTTGGTTTATCGTATGTACTACCACCGATAGCAGTTTTGTACATAGCAGGAAAGAATTGATTTACTGGAGTTGCAAACTTATTGAAATTGAATATTACTTCATTTCCATCATCATCTTTTTCCTCAAACTTAGTTATCTTATAACCTTGTAGTTTAGAAAAATTCTCAATGATTTCTGCTTCATTAACACCAATCTTAGGAGGAGCACCAGTCTCATCCCATTGTTTCAATGCAGTTTTCTTAAAGTTGGCTACCCACTTTTCGAAATCAGGGAATGACATCTCAAGCACTTGTTCGTACTTGAGATTCATTTCCGGGTCATAGAACCAATCACTTCTTTCGTAAAAATATTTCTTTGTATAATTCATTATGCAGATAACTGAACTTCAACTAAATAATACTTACAAACGAAATCATCAATGATGAATTGAATGTGAGCTAAACCTTTTGTTGAAACTAACAATTTAGCAGATGTTGCTTCTTTGTTTGCAGTTAAAATTTCTTTTAGATACTTTGCAGAGAATGAAATAGGTTTAACCTCAGTTTCATAATTATCTGCTGCTTTAAATGTAATTCTGTTTGAGTTTACATTTGAGTAACCCATAACAATATTCAAATTACCTTTTTCAGTTAAGACAGTGAATGTATCAACATCACTCAATGCGTTCTTAGCTTTGATGAATTTGTCAATAAACTTACCATCTAAATCAATCTCCACATCAAATGGTGGTAATGATTTTAATTCAGGAACATTTGGAATAACACTTAAATCAGCTAATTGATATGCCGCTTTAATACCATCTGTACCTAAACCCAATGCGATAGATTTATCCTCTACCTTTTGAACTTCTAAATCAACATCATCACCTAATACTGATAACATTTTATTTAAGTTAGAAGTTGTATAGATACCTAACTCAGCTTGTTCAAAGTTAAAGTTATCTAAAGTGATTTCACCTAATACGGTCTTATCATCTGCGATAAAACGAGTATTCAATTTTTGTCCATCGGTAGTCCAAGCTACTGATTCAACCAATCCAGCTAAATTGTATTTGCTGATAAAACGGGTAATTCTTGTTTTGTTCATTTTGTTTATGTTTTATTTATATGTCTAATATACGAAATTATTTTCAATCTACCAAATTAAAAGGAGAAAAATTCCTCTAATTTCTTTGAACTGAATGATGATTTTTCCCAACCTAATGCTTTGTAGAAATCATCCATTTTATTTTCTAATTCTGCTTCAAATATTCTATCTACATCAATATATTTTTTGATAAAATCTAATATTTCAGGTGGGTCTTGATAACCTTTAAATGCGGCAGTATCTAATCCTAATGGGTTTTGTTTAAGATATACCCATTTAATTTTATCACCATCTTTCATTGGTTCATATTTGAAAGGGCAATTAAAGTGTTTAAGTAATCTATTGTAAGTGATACCTGCTTTAATATGTGCAGGTGTTCCCTTCTCAAAATCACCTAATTGTTTATTCTTACCACCTCTATCATATTTACTAATTTCTTTTACTGCTCCACCTTTTGCAATTACTGAAACATCCAAACTAGCTAATGATGATTTAAATTCTGCTAATTCAGTATCTACTGCTTCATTTGATTTACCCTGTAGAATATCTCTCAACATTCTTGCCATAAAATCTTGGAATGCTTTAGGAAATGAGGAACGAACCACATCCAATCCTTTTACATCCAATTTATCCGTTGGTAATCCATTTGCGGCAACTATCCATTGTGCATATCTTTTCTTTGCAATCCATATACCCGCTTTACTGATATACTCTTTCTTAATTTCAAATCTATGTTTATTGATATTAAAGAATTTAACTGCCATTATATCGTAGAACTTATTAAGAAACTCTTGTACCTCACCTGCTATTTCATCAATCTTTTCTGCCATCATTGTATCATCAAACTCTGCCCAATTAGGAAAACGATGCTTAACTAATGGAAGTGCTGAAAAGAATACTGAATCCGTATCGATATAAATGTTGTAATCGTCATTAGTACCTAATTCTTTATTGTATTTAATATTCACCATTTTTGCGGTGTTCTTAATTACCGTTTGACCTGTTGTAGTTACTGCTGCTGCGTTATCCACATCATAAAAACGAAATGCCGGTAATCCTAATACTCCATATAAAGAGTTCAATAAGATTTTTTGTACTAATTGCCTTTTTGCATAAAATGCGTGCTTAGCTTTATCCCCTTCTTTACCATATTTTTTCTCTAATTTACGGAACTCCACACGTTGAGAAAACCATTCATCTAATATATCTGCAATTAGACCTGGTTTATCTTGTGTATAAAGAACTCCATTTGAGGATATGGATAGATTTTCCTCCGTTAATTCCTTTCTTAATTCTTCAGTTGTATAATTAAGGGCTGTGTTTTCTATATTCCATACTCTATAATCACCCTTAACAAACGCTTCTGCATCAAAATTAGCAATCTTACCCACCTTTGTTTCAGGTGAGATGTTCAAACTCATAATAATTGAAGGATATAGTGATGTTAAGTCCAAGTCATATAACCAATCATATTTACCTGGTATCGGGTCTTTTACATATGCTCCAATGAAACCTTGCTCACCACTCTCTTTTAGAGCCTCCATTTGTTCCCTTCTATCTGATGGTTTATTTGGTGCTACTAAATTTCTTTTCTTTAGATAGTTTAAACATGCTCCTTCTAAATACTTTGATGAATATACATAATCTTCATATGGAACGTGTCCGGCGTGACAAATACCTCTACATAAATCAATGAATTGAAGTTTTTTATCCATATCCACAACCAACTCAACGTCCACAATGTTATATTCAATGAATTTTTCAATATCATCTCTAAATAAATCATCCAAACTTCCTACATATTCAATTTTTTCTCTACCTAATTCTTTTTTTGCAATATAATTTAATGTATATGAAGGTTCTAATCCATAGTTATAATTCTTATATAATGTAATATAATCTAAAATAGATACACCTGCAAATGTCCATTTTTTTCTGTAAGGTGAGTAAAATCCATCTCTAATTGGTGATAGTCGATATGCGTTCTGTTTACCTAATACATTTACTAAACGATTGAATAAATACGGAATATCAAAGAAATCTATATTCCAACCGGTAAGTATTGTTGGATTAATATATTCGTAAATTGTTAAGAAAGCATTAAGTAATTCTCTTTCACTCTTAAATGCTTTAATAACTCTATTATCTTTTTTAATTGTAGATTGTAACTTACCCTCTTTATCTAAAATTAGAGCGTAATAAGTATCGGTTGCACCATCATGCATTGCAATTGCCGTTATTTCATTTTCTGCTTTTTCAGTTGAAGGTAATCCACTTTCCATTTCTACCTCAATATCAAATGTCATAACCACATGTCCTTCCGATGGAATATCACTTTCTGAATATAAATCTACTAAGATACGAGTTGTTTCCGGCACATCAGTTTCGTAATATGCGGGGTCATCCTTTTGGAACTCATAGATTTTGGTAACTTTCGTTCCATCTAATGCAGTTGATTGACCTCTTTCTGCCGGTGCGTAGGCGTAATTAAATGTTTTGTAAGGGAATGTTTGATAACCTAATTTATCATCCCATAAATGGACTAAATCCTTTCCTTTTTGTAAATAGACGTTTTGATACATATGTTGTAAAGATAACGAATAACTTTTAAACTACAAAATTATTTTATCTTTAATTTGAACTTCTTACCGGATGGTACTGAATAGATTGCAAATATAGGAGTTACTTGAAATTGTAAATCTCTCATTCTATTAGTATATGCTTGCCATCTACCTCTTTGTAAATAAGCAATTGTCATATGAGGTCTGTAATCCGGATATTCGTTTGAGTTTGGTAGTTTCATTAATAGGTGGTTTGCCTTTTTTAAACCATCTCCACTTGCATCCATTTTTAATACATCATACTCACCATTCTCAAATACTGAAACATTACTTAATTGAATATCTCCAAAGTGAACATTATCTAAAATTTGTTGAACTATTTGTGGAGTGACATTAGAATGTAACCCATATAATAGAGTTACATGTGGTTCGGTTTCTTTACCATACTTACCACTACCATCATCGTAGATATCCTTATCATCTATTAACGAAGACATTTGAGTTTCATCAAAGTCAAAATATAACATTACACATCCATACTCATATGGACCACTTTCAATTTCTTTTAATAGTTTCTTTAGTTTTATCATATTATTTTTTGAAACATATCAATTATGATTTGTTTATTTTTTAATGTATTTTCAATATCAAATATTAATGCAATTCTATGTTTTTTGGATAAATTGTGAACTTTATGTTTTAATTGAATATCAAAATGGTATATGTTTCCAGGAAACATTACAAATTCATACACATTATCATCAATATCAATATAAGATAATACATTTTCAAAACTAATTATTGGCATTATAAATCGTAATTTATCACTATCAAAATTATCAATATGCCAATCTATATTTTTACCCGAAGATTGAAAATGTATTTTATAATTTTTTAAAGTAAAAATTGAGTTGAAATAATCAAAACATATTTTTTGCTGAGGGTGTTGTTCAAAAAAATTAAAATCATTAATATAATCATTTACACTATCATGTTTAATAGGTTTTATTATATTACTATTATAACATTCTAATTGAATATCTGAAAAATTAAATGGATATGATAATTTATATAACATTAACTTACTTTAAAATCTTCTTTTAATTTTTGTAGGAATAAGTCAATACCTTTTTTATGATTCTCTGCCCAATCTATCGGATCACCACTATCACTTATATATTTGTATGAAGTAAAATCAAATCCGTAAATCTTACATACCTTTGCAATTGAATATGCTTCCATATCACATATTTCAGATGGTTTCTTTTCAAACTTATCCTGTGTGTAACAAACTGTACCTGTTCCAAATAAAATAGCATCATCATTACTTAATTTTGGATAAATAACATCATCGAAAGGTGTGATTGTTTTTTTGGCAAATGGTCTTGCATCAATATCATTTTGAACAAATGTTTTACACTTAAATAATTGTCCAAACATAGCTTCATGTGCTCCTGCTGAACCATAGTTAATAACTATTGTTTCTGATGGTGATATGTTTTCAAGTGTTTGAGTAGCTTTGATGGCTGCGTTAATTTTACCAACTCCTGTATAAATAACATCAACTCCCATAGGCGCCTTTTCTACTGGAAACTCACTTGGTAAAGCAACAAATAATTTAATTCTCATACTCATAAATATATACTATTTTTGGAACATATCCCATTTAAGAATAACTTCTTCTGTAAATTTTTTATAGTTGCAAGAACTAACATGTCCTGTGTGTCCTATTTTTTTATCTATTAGGGCTTTTTCCAATTCTTTTTTAGAAGCAAATCCATCATACTCCATAAAAAGTGGATTATATTGTGTTTCTGTACTTTCTAATTGGTTTCGTATTGCCCACTCAAATACTCCACCTTTTTTATGTAAACCATATTCTTCAAAAAACCAACAATACTTATCCCAATCAATTGAATTATAAAGATATTGAGTGTAAGGATATTTATCAATTCTAAATTCAGTTTCATTCCAAGTATTAAAAATATTTTTATCTTCAAATAATCCTTTAATCGTAGAATATCCATTGTTATATCCACCTGGCATTAAACCATAATCATATTTAAGTGAAAATGAATTATGCATAAAAAATGTTTTTAATTTAATTCCATAATTATCACAAAATTGAATTAAATAATCAAAATATTCTAACCATTCAAAATATCTACTTTCGTCATTGTATATTGTTTGAAAATAAGATTGATTGTATTTGTATGCATTACTATTACTTTTTTCTAAAGAAGAATGTTTCATATTTGGAATTGCAAAATTTATCCAATAACCATTTTGGCCAGAATATTCTTTTTCTTTAATGAAATCATTTACATAATCTTTATGTTTTTGAATTTCAATATATGGTGTAAGTTCGTTTGAAATAAAATGTGACCTTCTAAAATAAGAAGACCATTGAATAATCATAGATATTTTTGAAGGATTAACTCCTGAAGCAATGAGTTCCTTTGCTTTATATAATGCACTTCTAGCAATTAATGAATTATTATTGCCTGGGTTTCCCATATTAAAAATCTTAATATTGGGATTAAAATGTTGTAACCAATGTGGATAATACCAAAATTGTTTACTATCTTGCATAAATTCATCATCTTTTCTTTCATGATTAACTCTATATGCAGATGTAAAGGAACAACCTGATGTAATTAAATACTCCATATTTTTTTGTTGCTGTAGCGGTAGGAGTCGAACCATACAAAGGGAGATTCGGAAAGTAACATAATCGCTTGCAAGCTGGTGGTCAACCCCATATTACTTTTCTATTTCTTTATCCCCGCCTTCGAGACGAGAAGGTGTGTTTGCCTGGTTATAACAGAGATAACCATTTTCACCACGCTACAATGTTCGGCCCAAACTAATATTAGATTGTAACCTTATATCTTTATTACTTAATACCCATATTTCACCATTATCTAAACCACACACAAAGTGCACATAGTGTTCCTGTGAGTAATCTATAATAGCAAATGCATATCCTTTCATTCCATCACTTACCCTAACCATTGGAATAGTAGGGTTAAGTTGTAGCATTGATTGTGTCATGCATATAAATATCAAATTGTGCGGAGAGAGTAGGATTCGAACCCACGGTACCTTTCGGTACACCTGATTTCAAGTCAGGCGCGATCGACCAGCTCTGCCATCTCTCCGTTATATTCTAATAGATATTATCGTGATTATCTATTTTAAAATCTATTGTTTCATCTTTTTTTTGCTGATGTAAATGTTTATATGATACGATTGCAAAGTCAACAGGTCCTAAAACCCAACCAATGCATAATACCATTAACAATTCCATTGCATTTGAACCAGTATCATCTTGTTCTGCCCATTTCTTATATAAACGAGCGATACAATAAAATACACATGCAAAATAATACAAAGTAAGTAACATAATTTTTAATTTTAGTGTTTATAGATTAAATATACGATTTTATTTTTATTAAACCAAATATTTTGTGGGAAAGAATGGATTTGAACCAGTGACCTTCGCATTATGAGTGCGCTGCTCTAACCATCTGAGCTACATTCCCCGGTGCCGGTGGTGAGGTTGGTTACTCACATGAAGTCCCTTTCGGATTAATCTCCCTTACTAGTTCGGATGCGTCTAATTTTCGCCACACCGGCATTTTGTGGAGGATAACGGATTCAAACCGTTGACCCCTTGCGTGCAAAGCAAGTGCTCTATCAGCTGAGCTAATCCCCCTATTTTTTATTCATCAAGTATCTTTCCTTTCTTGCTGAATTTTTGTTTTTAGATTTATATGTGTCTAATTGAGAGTCACAATTAGGACAAACTAATCTTAAGTTTTCTCTTTTGTTATTTGATGCATCACCATCAATGTGGTCTAAAACAAATACAATCGGTTTTCCATTCCACTCATTTTCAATCGAACATATACTACAACAATTGTTTTGTTCTTGTAATATATGTGGTTTAAGAAATTTAATACCACTCTGTACACTACAATATTCACTTTGATTGTTCAAATAATGTTCTAATTTTTTAGATTTAATGTACTCACCATTACATTTATTTGAACAAAATTTTGCACCAGTATACGCTAGAACAAATGTGTTATCACAATTAAGACAAATTGATGATTTAACTTTGCCTTTATTATGTGGAACCCATCCATCTGGAAATTTAGACCTTTTTTGTAAAGAAATACCAAGTTTACCACATATTTTTTTAATATAAGTGTCCGATACTCCATACATTCTGCCTATCTCTCTATAAGATAGATTTTTATTGAAAATTAAATCTTCAAGTTCAAATTTTTCGTATTTTCCAAATAATTTCATATTATTTATTTAATATAAATATCATAAAATAAAAAAATCGAACCAAAAATTAAATATTTTTTGTACAACTAATAGGGTTCGAACCTATACAAAAACTTTAGAAGAGTCTTATGCTATCCAGTTACATCATAGTTGCATATACTTTGTCTAATATATTTTGGCGGTCTATAAGGGTTACGCTCCCTTTACTTCTGCGTGACAGGCAGATATGATAACTACTTCACTAATAGACCTTTTTGAGCCTCCGCCCGGAATCGAACCGAGTTATCTAGATTACAAGTCTAGCGCATCGCCTGCAATGCTTAAGAGGCTTTTTTAGAAGGTCACCGATACCACCTTCAACGGAGAGTTATTTAATGTCATTTTGTCTAATTTTACCGCTACGATAACATAGTCCGATAACATAGTCGCAGGTACTCTCTTTAATGACAAACCCGACCCGGTTTTAAGTTTGTACTCGGTACGGGAATCGAACCCGTATTACCAGGATGAAAACCTGGCGTCCTAACCGTTAGACGAACCGAGCGTTAAAGGAAAGTAGAAGATGGGTGCGTGGACGACTACTTTTATGATTGGCGTTACTATCCGATGTTTATGTTTTTTCCCAATCAACCTTATATGTTAAATATACAAAAATTTTCCTTATATACCAAAAATTATCCTCAAAAAAATTTTTGGACTTTTGGTAAAATCGAAAAAAAGTACATTTGTACCCGTAATAGGACTCGAACCTATAATTGTGTGGATTCTAAGACCACTGCGTATGCCTAATTCCGCCATACGGGCATTTTTTGCGGAAAGAGTGAGATTCGAACTCACGGACCTTTAACAGTCGGCAGTTTAGTAAACTGCTGGTTTAAACCCCTCACCCATCTTTCCTTTATGGTGTGACCGAAGAGAATCGAACTCTTACATAAAGTGCCACAAACTTTCGCCCTACCATTAGGCTACGGCCACCATGTGTTGCGATAGGTAGATTTGAACTACCGACCTAGAGGATATGAATCTCTCACTCTAACCAACTGAGCTATATCGCAATATTGAGGCGAGTATTGGAATCGAACCAATGTAAAAGGTTTTGCAGACCTCCACCTAACCACTCGGACAACTTGCCTTATTTTGTAGCCCCTAAAGGATTTGAACCCTTACTAAAACATCCGTAGTGTTTCGTGCTATCCATTACACCAAAGAGCCATCATTTGCACCGGTTTACAGACTCGAACTGTAATCAAAGGTTTTGGAGACCTACATGCTACCATTGCACCAAACCGGATATGTGTTGGGAATGCAGGATTCGAACCTACGGCCTCTAGCTCCCAAAGCTAGCGCGATACCTGACTACGCTAATTCCCATTTTTGTTATCGGACCTGGACTCGAACCAAAACTAAAAGAACCAAAAACTTTTGTGCTACCATTACACTATCCGACAATTTCCAATTTTGTTATCACCATTTCCCGGTGTGCTAATACACTAAACTTCCAGGCGTGTTCCGGATTGGTAACCGTTTGAGCAGATGAGAGGAATCGAACCTCCGTCTCCTACTTGGAAGGAAGGAGTAATGAGCCATTATACGACATCTGCTTTTTGTTTGCGCTTTCCGAGAATTACGATATCTCGACCCCATCGTTAACAGCGATGTGCTCTGCCCCTGAGCTAGGAAAGCTTTTGGTGAGAGTAGATGGACTCGAACCACCGAACTCGAAAGAGAGCTGATTTACAGTCAGCCGCAATTGCCACTATGCGATACCTCCATTTCCAATTTTGTTATCACCATTTCCTCCCGTTTCGGAGAGGTGTGTTCCGGATTGGTAACCGTTTGTAGAAGATATAGGATTCGAACCTATGACCCTTTGGATGTAAACCAAATGCTCTAACACCATCTGAGCTAATCTTCTATGTTGCGCTTTCGGATGGATTCGAACCAACGACCAATTGATTAACAGTCAATTGCGCTACCACTGCGCTACGAAAGCCTAAAATAAAAAAACCCCTAACTGATTAAGTTAGAGGTTTTTCGTATATATCTACCAATTTTTGCCTAATTGTTATCCTACATCCGTATCCTCTAACTTATTTGTATAACGCACATCTTGTGAATTAAACATACAATTGCCCGCCCAACTATTGCTAAGTTGCGGTAATGTACAAATCGTATGTAAGTTAAAGTTTTTCATCTGAATATAAATATAATAAAATTAAAAAAGTAATTCATCTTCAAAATACGCCACGTCAAGTCATGCTCCGGTTTATATCAGCCTCGATAAATTACTTCTCGCTATCATTATTGGAATCGAACCAACATTAACCATTATGATAATAAAAATAAGGATGAGAATACTCCATATTGTGAACCAGCTTTAGAAAGATTATTTGTTTCCTTCCGTTTCCACACCCTTTTGAGATGTACCAATTCAATGTGGGTTAATTGAGTCAACCAATCTTTGAGTTATAAACTACTCTCTTTTTACTACGCTTCTTCAAATCTGCCGACCTGATTAAACCTTGCGGGTCTAGAAGTTTTTCGAAAGAATCACAGACTTCTTGCGGAAGTATCGTGGCTGAGAACGGCTCTCAACTATGTACACACCTTTCGTTTATAACTGGCAAACACTTAAGCTTTAAATTTAATTTATGGTTTGCACCGAAAGCAAATTATAAGTTTAGTTTGTAGAATTATTCAAGTAGTGGTTTGCCACCAGCTCCGTTATCTTTTGAACAACAGAATACTATACTACTCGATGCAATATCCCTATTGCGTTATTTTGAGTCATCTTCGAATATAGGTTTTGGTAAACTCTATATAAGGATAGTAACAGCACCACCTGTACACAGTCTTATCTTACGTCCTTTCGGATAGCTTGATGTTAAGACCACTCTTATAATGAATACCGCAATAATGTAAAGGGATTAAGTTTACACTTCTTACTGATATTCTATGGGTTATTCTTATTGGTGTTCCCACCTCAACCAAAGTATCTACAATACCCCAGTTACTCAAACTCTTCGATGATAGTGTTACCCCCATCTACAAAGCCCAAATAATATCCCACTTGCCTACTCAAGCTAATCTCTCCTTACGGGGAGAGTAGCCGCAAATGCACCACTTAAGTACACTCACTTTATCCTACTTTCGTAGTTTATTTAACCACCATAGGCGGCGGTTATCTATTATGTAACACAAGGTTACTAGATAGAATATTTTTAATAATGTTAAAGAACTACTTCGTTGTTATATATATGTAAATATAAATTAAAAAATCAAATTTACCAAATATTTTTACAACTTTTTTTAAGATTAGATACCGAGTATCTTTCATTGCCTATAAGTTCCAATCTTATATATCAAAGATACGATAAGTTTTTTAAATTACCAAATATCTTTGAGTATTTTTTTAGAGTATCCGGCTTTGTTCCTTACGGGTCACACAATCGGTTTTATTAGTTGTTGGCTTCAACCCTAATATTTGTTGCGGAAGAAGGATTCGAACCTCCGACCTACGGGTTATGAGCCCGCCGAGCTACCTCTGCTCTATTCCGCGATATTGTGGAGATGACGAGACTCGAACTCGTGTCTTACAAAGAACTAATAATACCAGCATATCACACGTTTAGGTTAAAGTTTAATCTTATAAACTTTCCAAAATAATTGAGGTCGTATGGTTAGTACAACTTTCCACCAATATATTGTTTAGGTACAACATATAAAACCTTTGTAGGCACTTCTGTTACTAGGCGTATGTGCACCGGCCCTATTGTTGCTAACTAAGCTATCGCTAAATCAGCACCTACGAAGTCCATAAGGTCTGCGAAGGTCATTGTTGACATTTCGTCGTTTATTGTTTTGTGCAGATTTAAGGAGAACTAGCACTTCTCTCCACGTGTGGTACTACTATTTACATTGCAATCAATTCCATAGCATCCCCATTATTTCAATGAACTCTTTCTCTTACAAAGATACAACAATTATTTCAATCTACCAAATATTTTAGGAAGTTTTTTATAACTTGTTGATTATCAATGTATTATAAATATTAATATCTTTTAAAACCAATAGTAGGTCTATCTTCTTCTGATTTGTCTTGCTGATTATCTATGTTATAAATCTCAGCTAATGTTAATCCTTCCGTTGCTTCTGTCTTTCTGTCCAACTTATTCAATAAAGTTTTGGTATCTTCTAATGATAGCTTACCAAACTTATGTTCTGCAATCAATCTTCCCTTTCTTAATAATGCACTATCAATCTTTTCTTTATCCATATTGAAAGTAGCAATTACATGTATGTTTAAGATATCACCTAATATACCATCACTTAAATTCAATAGATTAGAAACACCAACTGAACTACCACTATTATTTCTGTCTCCAATTACTTTCTCCGCATCCTCAATAATCAAAACACAATCTTTGTTCTCCATTAAGAAAGGAATGAAATCTGGATTAACAATACTCTCTGCCATAATTGGTGGTAAGAATAAAACTTTCTTTCCCAATTCATGTGCTAAGTATTTTAAATAAGTTGTCTTTCCTGTTCCTGGTAATCCGTGCAATAGAACTAACTTTGCATTATTATCATTGTTACCTCTAATAGTATCAACAATATTCTTATGTAACTTACTAAAACCAGTTCCATAGTTTAATTCCAAATCAATCGTTGGTCTTGTTAAATCAAATGCTTCAGTTTCAAATCCATATGATGTTGCTTTCAATAGATGGATTTGTCCTTTTAAATCCTTTTGTGTAAATGAAGGTAGTTCTGGTAATGCTTTAAATATATCTTCAATAGATGATGTAGTTTGAATCCAACCTTTTAATGGAGCTACTTTCATCTTTGCTATTTGTTCTTCATTTGGTTCTTCGCCTGGATAATTAGCTTCATCTGCTCTATTGGAAAATCCTATTACTGCTCTATCCTCACCCATCTCTAATTCATAAATTTCAGTAAGTGAGAATGATTCAGGTTCATAGTAATGTCTTTTTTCCCAAATACATTTTAATCCTTTTCCTTTTAAGTAATCAATAATCTTTGTATCAAATACTACCCCACTACCATAATAAATTGCATTAACAGTCTTACCTGTTTTCTCCGAAAGATATTTCTCAATTGGAAATTCTCCACCATGTCCTGGACTATATGCGTTGTACTTTGCTTCTTGTAACATATTTAGATTTTATTGTTTAATAATTTTGCTATTTCTTTGTGACCTTTAGGTGATGGATGTCCTCTTTCTTCAAACATACTATCATCTTTAAATCCTTTTAAATATTTTGTTAAGTTTATATCTTTAAAACTCTGTGGAATTTGTTTCCATAAATCTACCAAACCAAAATAATCTTCGGTATCATCAAATTGTTTTGCTACCTTTTCAGTATTGATATCTTTATTTAGTGTAAAAATTTCATCTTCATCATAATCGAAGAATGCATTTATACAAAGATAAGGTATTTTATTTACTTCACAAAATGTTTTAAGGGAAATTATTTGTTGAAAAACCCTTAATAATGAAGGAGTTAGGTTAGTTTGATGAATAACATACTTACTATCTGTTAAATGATGTTCATCAATTTTACCCCATTTATCCTTATGTGTCCATAATCTTTCGTTTACAAACACATCACCATCAAAATAATCAAAACGGGTAGGTGCTGTAAATGAAAGTAATACAAATATTTCATCTACTTTAACATATCCCAATTCTTCGTTATATATTGGTTCTCCATTTACAAATTTACATAAATCTCTTAAAGTATTTCTATAAATTCTATCATTGGATATACCGCTACTGGCTACATTGAAATCTACCAAACCTTTTTCTTTGGCTAACAATGTAGAGAAACGCTTAGTTCTGTCCTTTAATTCAGAACCCCAACTAACCGAATCTCCATTTGTGTATAATACTTTTAATTTTTTCTCCATACCCACATCGGTTCACAAAATGTTTTATCTGCTGCTTCTCTAGCTTTTTCTAATGCTTCTTCTGTATATCTACCTTCATCTCCTTCTATAATTGCTCCTGCACCTGCAGAACCAGGTCTTTTTGCCATTTCCATACCAATACATCCTAAATATTCTGCACCCCCTTGTTGCTCCAAGAATTCGTTCATAGGAGTAGTGATTGCTCTATAACCCTTATCTGTTCCTTTTGATGCTGCGTATACATCTGCAATGTTTACTATTAGTGTTCCACCTTTTTTAAGTGTTTTCCAAATTTTTCCTAATGCTTTGTGTAAAAATAACTCATTCCATTCATCAATCGTTTTATATCTAACCCAACTTTGTGTATCATCATACGAATACCTTTCAACACTAAAATAAGGAGGACTAGTAAAAGCGATATCGAAATAGTTATCATATCCAGCATAGTCAAAATCCTCAGCTGGACTTTCCACAAACGTCGCTTTCTTTTCAATTTCAAAAAATCCATTATTTTTTTCATAAAAATCTGCCTGTTGTCTATAAATAGGATGATTTTCTTTACGAGGGTCTATACCAACATAATGTTTACCATATTCACTTGCATAAAAACCACATAAACGGTCACCCCAACCCGCTGCAAAATCCAATACAGTCTCTGCTTTAAAGTAATCATATAGTGCTTTTGCTACATTTGGTTTAAATTGAGAACACACATATTTTCTCAATGATAATGCTACTCTCAATGAACCTCTATCTATTTCATCAAACTTTAGAGTATACATTGCACCCATTAGTGTATACATAAATTCATAAGTTCTCCAAGTTCTATCTGGTCCAGGTGATACTGTGCCATCTACACCCCATCTATTAGCTTGTTGGAAATAGTTTGAAGCTTGATTTCCGGTATTAATTCTTCTGAAGTATAATTGTTTTCCTTCGAAACCTAAACCAAAACGGCTATCACTTGCTTTACGAATGAACCACTCATCATCTCTTAATAATTCATTCCAACGGGTTTTCTTTAAAGCTAAATATTCTTTACGGGCATCATCTTCACTAATTTCTTGATAAGGTAATGGATATTCCATTGCAATTTTTGCTAAAGATTCACATACATCTGCTTTCTCAAATGTTGTTTGAATATGTTTCCATTGTTCTGCGTTTATATACAGATATGGTTTCATATTTTTAAATTGATCGAAATAATCTAAATACATATTGTTTCTATATTTTTGTCTGCTATTAATTTTAATTTATATACTGATCCTGATATATACCCTTCTTTTTTGCCATGCCACATTTTAGGATTACAATCAACTAATTCAAAACCATTTTTTTCATAGAATTTTTTAGCATTAATATTTTCAGTTCTTACTGATAAAATTATGTTTTCACAATATTGTTCCTTACAATACTTTATAAATTCTTGAAATACTCTTTGAGTTGCACCTTTAATTTTTCTATCCGAAGCAATTTGATGTAATATCATATCACCTTTCTTTTTTCTCGCAATAGTTTTTCTAGCTACTTTAGTGTTGTTTTTACTTTTTTCAAATGTAATTACTACACCATCTTGTATTACAACTCCACCATGTGGCTTATTGAAATATTTTTTTAGCTTAAATCCTTGTCCGGCTAAGTGTGGAAAAAATTCAGGATATAAATCTATAACTTTCATAGCTTCCACAATTGCTGCTTCCATCTCTGGTCCATCTTCTTTTATTCTAATCACATTAAGCATATTCAAAAAACTTATTTAAGTTCAAAGTATCCTTATACAAATATAATTTTTTTAATTTAGATTTCAAAATATCCTTACGATTTTCTATCAATTCACCTGTCCTTGCTCCTTTAGCAAAAAATACTTTAGGTCTCCATAATAGTTCGTCACTAATTTCTCCACTAAAAGCTTCTCTTAATAGAGGTTTCATATGTCCTTTTTCTTTTTGATATAAAGGTGGTATGTTTAAACTATATTCTACAAACGGTCTCCAACTATATGGTGTACGAACTTCAACCGTCCCACCCCACATTATAGATTGGTTTGTTGTTAGAAAGTTTGTTTTATGAACATCCTCTACTAATTTTCTTCTAGCTTTATCATAATCTTCTGGCTTATAATGAAACGCTTGAATATGACCATAACTACCCCAAATTTCATCTGATAAATCTCCACTAAATACTACTTTAAATCCTAATTCATTAATTTTTTTACCCAATGCTATTTGTGCAATTGCACTACCTAAATTTTGCCAACGGGATTGTTCAATAACATAGAGTGTTTCATCTATTGCATTTATAACATCATCTTCGGTTAATATGATTTCATGCAATTTTACTCCAAATTCTTTCGCAGCAATTCTTGCATATTTAATATCATCATCTTTTGTATTTCCATCACCCATTGATACAACAAATGCTTCAATATCAGGTTTAATTTTAGAAAGTAAATACGTTGTAATAACACTATCAATACCACCACTAAGAATTGTACAAATAGGAACATCAGAAACCATTTTTACTTTAACTGCCTGTTCTAATTGTTCTCTAATATTTTTAATAATAGTTTCTCTATTATCATTAATAATTTCAGTTGGTAATGTATAGTATGTTTTAATACTATTTTCTAATGTTTTATAATTGTATTGTATGTATGTTCCAGGATATACAGCTTTTACTTGCTTTTCATATAAATCAGCAGTCGGTAATGCTTTTTTTTCTGATGCAAATACTAATTTACCATCATTATCAATTGCGTACCATAAAGGTAATTCTCCAACATAATCTCTAACTACAAACGCAGTATTAATTCTACTATCAACTATACAAAATGAAAACATACCATCCAGTTTAATGAATGATTCAACACCATATTCTAAATATGCGTTTAAAATTATTTCTGTATCTGATTTTGTTTTAAATGGAATTGAAATACTATCTTTTATGGTTTGGGTATATGTACTATCCCATAACTCTCCATTGTAAACAATACAAACGGTCTTATCTTCATTCCACATTGGTTGATTTGCGGATGAAGATAAGTCCTGTATTGATAATCTATTGTGTCCGATATAAAAATCTTCAA